CGTGCATCAGCATCAGGCTCGACCAGTTTTTCTTGGGGTACACACTCTGCCGGGCACCCAGCATTTTCATATCCGTGCTGGGAGTGTAATCGTGTTTGGCGACCTGGACGGCGTAGTTCGGGTCACGCAGGGCCCATAAGTCCGCGATGTCACCCACGCAAAGCATGTCGCAGTCCATGAAGATAGCCCACCCCTCGTAGCCGGCCAGGTAGGGCGTCAAGAACCGTGCGAAGGTGAACTGTGTGGACGCGCTTTCGTCCGGGTCGCGCCAGTAGTGCTCGGGCGTCAGGTTGCTCAGCCGTATAGGCGTGATGCTAACCGGCATACTCGACCGGCGAATGATGCTGTGCGCCAGCACATGGTACGCACTGGACTCTTTGCCGTCGTAGCCTATGAAGACCTTTATCATCTCACCACCAGGGTCAGATAGAACTTGGTAGGGTGGTTCTTCAGGGGCATATTGTTGCTATCCACTATCTCGAACTCAGCCTCTTCCACGCGAGCCTTCCACCACTGCCACGTCTCGACAATCAGGTGCGCGTTACGCCCATCGGGGAGCGTGCGCTCGGCTTTGTATAAGGGGATGCCAAGGATCCCTGTGCGTTTCACGCAGCGGCGCAAGTCGGCCAGCACATCACTCAAGCAATCCGGCTCTATGTGCTCAAGCACGTCTGTGCAGATCACAAGGTCGGCTGGCTGGGGCGTGCCGGAGTACTTGAAGATAGCCGGATCGTAATTCTGGATGCCGAANGGCAGGCATAGGTTTAACTCTGCCTTGCCGCAGCCGTAGTCCAGCACGTCCGCTGACTGCATGTCGGCGCACATGCAGAACACCACCTCAGCCCACCGGCTGGAGTTCCTGCCGAAGTCAGCACGGGTCCGGTGTAGCTCGGTGTTCTGCGCGCGGTAGTCCTCGGTGATTAGCATNAAGCAGCCTCCACGTTCAGGTACTGACCTAGATCGTGNTCAACCCGGCGCAGTACCGGCCCCCAGTCGTCNTTGACTTGCCGTATCTGCTTCACCCAAGGGCCATAGAACGGCATGGTCTCGCCACGCACTCCATAGCGCCATGCGGGCCTNCTCNGGGTCAGCGTCCAGCACGGCACGCCATAAGCGCCGCAGGCGTGGACCAGGCTGGTGTTCACCGAGATAACCAGGTCCAGGTTGTGGATCAGCCCGCCGTAACACAGGTCGAGGTCATTGATGTCCGCCTCCCAGTGCTGCACGTCCGTGCCCATGTCGCGGTTGAATTCAGCCACCACAGGCGCCCAGGCACCGGGGGCCTCAGCCGGATCGTATTGCAGACTTATCCAGTCAGCGTCTACTGACTTGATGATGGGCGCCCATTGCGCCAACGGAATGGTGCGNAGATCTACACGGGTAGTGATGCTGCCGCCCTGCCAGGCGATGCCGATGCGGGGGCGTTTCCCTCGGGCACGCAGCTTTTCACCGTACAGATCTACGAAGTTGTCGAATGGCCGCAGATACGCCGTGCGGGGAAAGTCCTCGTCTTTGTTGCGGTAGAACTGCCCTAGTTCAAAGATGGCGCACTTGGCGTCAATCTTGGTCCACTTGGGGAACGCGAGAGTACGCCATTTGTTCTTGCGGGTGCCGTACACAGGGAAGTCTGGAAACGAGCGCCGCATGATGTTCACAAGCCGTGGATGCGACTCGAAAACGATATCCGTAACGGCAGCCGCGTCCGGCAGCACTGACGCCATCATGATCTCGTCGCCCACACCTTGCTCGGAATAGATAACAACTGACTTGCCGGCACTGCCCTCCCACCAGGGGGTGACGTCTTCCTCACCGTAATGGCGGACCTTGCGGGTCTGTGAGGATGTAGTGTTTAACTTCAGCCCCCAGCGGTGCTCTTTCCAGCCTTCTTCCCACTGACCCAGTTCAAGATGGGCAAGCCCTTTGTTCCAGTGCGCGTCAACAAAATCAGGATCGAGCGCCAGCGCCTCGCTAGTCAGCTCAATCGCCTTTTCGGGCGATCCGTTGTTAACGTGGGCAGTGGCGATATTGTTCGCGAGTGCCGGGTCTTTAGGGCGGCGCTTGTAGGCTTTCCTGAAGAGCTTCAGCGACTCAGGTCTATCGCCCAGGTTCTCAAGCGCAAAAGCCCGGTTATTCATGGCTTCCACCATGTCGGGCGCCTTTTCCAGAGTCATGTAGAACCAGCGGTCGGCAAGCGCCCACCGGCCCATACGCAGGTATATAGACCCCAACAGGAAATACAGACCGGGGTTATCCCGGTCGAAGCACATGACCTGTTCGACCTTGGCCTCGCAGTCTACGAGCGCCTCGCGGGATGGGTTGGGGGTGTTAAGTACGCTGCCAACTTCGTCAATCGTCGCCTGTAAGCTCACTAGGCCCCCTGGTAGACGGGGGCGGCAAGGCGCCGCCCCCTGTTGTGGGTATCAGAACCCGTAGGTGATTTGCCACTTCAGCGAGAAAGCCGTCGTGATAGTGGCACTGGCGTTGCTCGCGACAATGTACTTGAACGTCTCACCCGCTACCTGGTTCCAGCGGTCACTCATGTCCAGCGTACCAGACAAGAAGTTAGCGGCTGCCTCATCAACAGCAGCAGCAGCGGGTTTGAACGACCCAAACGCGCTAATAGACAGCGTGTTAGACCCAGCCGTACCCGGCACGATGCCGATATTGATGTCACCAGCAGCAGTACCCCCACCATGCGTACCAGATACAAGTACCTGGACCCGCTTGGCATTCGCCGGAATTTTCGCCATCAGCAGTCGGGAGACAGCCGAAGTCGACAAAATCGCTTCGTGGCTGCCACCCAGTATGTTGAGGACGTGATTCGCAGGGGGGATAACCGTGCTCTGCGCGAGAGATGCGGTAACTGTTGCCATTGCGTGTTACCTCCTAAATGCCGTTCGCAGTCGACAGGACCAGAACGCCGAAGTCTTCGCTGTTAAACGACAACTTGGTGCATCCTGAGATCATGCCGGCGCTAACGCCGAGTTGGTTGCGATAGTCGAACAACTCCTCCGTCCACGACATGCGCGAAGCACCGAACCCTCGCCCGAAGGCTTGTGAACAGGCTTGTGCACCACAGAACAGAGCGCGTTTAACGCTTGCAACTGTAGTCGTGCCGTTGGCCCCGAAAGGTACGCGAGTGCTCTCATGGAAAATGACGTTGTTGTAAACGCCAAGAGCGCCCGTGAATATCGGGTTGTTGTCCACACGTCCGCCCTGCATGGCGGCTTTCTGTGTGTCGTACCACGTGACTTCACCTGCCGTTGCCCGGGTGCGCAGCTCAATGACCTGCTCGGGGGACAAGAACATCACGTAATACTCGCCGCCACCGACAGTGATAGGTCGGATGATGGGCGCACCACCGGAAGGCGATTTCGCCTGTTTTATCAGGTGGTCTACCTGAATCAGACGGAACGGATGGGATGTTGACGCTGACCCGACACTGGCATCACTGGAGTAGTTGCCGCTCAGCGGCACAATCGTGCTGGGGAGCCCAACAAAATGCCGGTTAGCGGACGGCGCCACAGTAGCGTTGTGCCCGGTGAACCGGGTATCAGCTTGTGCCGTAAATCCGCCGAGCTGGTTGAAGAACGCGGTATCGATGCGGTCAGCCCACCAGTCGGTGAGGCCGGCACGCGCTTCTTCACGGACACTGAAGGGGATGCGCTGCTCAGTCATCTTGCCGCCGCTGCGAACAGCATGGCGAAGCTGATTGATCACGACGTCATCAGTGTACGTGGTCAGCGCTTCTTCGTTACCTTCCAGGGTGCCATCGCCCTCGATGCCAGCACCTGAAAGCAACATGCGAAGAATCACGCGGACCCGGTCGCCCGGGCCTTTTTGGGTGTCTTCAACGATTTGGCACAANCTGCCGGACCCCTTCCCCATGAACNTCTTGGCATAAGTTTGCGCCAAGGCTTCTTGGAAAAGTTTACGACTCCACAGTTTAACCGTTTCGTTGCTGTTGACACCCCAATTTGAGGTTGCCATCTGAAACTCCTAGTTAAAACAAAGTGTGCCCGTAACGTGGGTCAACCGACAGATCCGTGACGTGGATCAGCCGCCAAGCCGCTTAATAAGCCGCTCCCAATTGTCCCCTGCCGTGACCTTATCGAACTCGGCAGAGTCCATCGAAGACAAGTCAGCAACGGTGTACTGATTACGCGAAGTACCTCGCGAGCCAAGGCTTTGAGCTTGTTGCTGACGTTCGGCAGCCTGCGCCACTTGCTCCGTCACCGGAGGTTGGGGCACGGCGGCTACCGTGGGTACGCCCGAAGCCATGTTGTAAAACACTTCAGCCGGGTTGCGCCCGGCTTGTAAACCTTGTGCGACCACTGACCAGGCTTCCTGCTGCACTTGCTGTTGGGCCTGCTCCGGCGTAGCGCCGAGGTCTTGCCACATCTTCGTGCGCTGAGCTTTGAGCCCTTCGATGCGCTGGAAATAGTCAGGATTTTGCTGCGCGAACTGGGATTCCATG